TTTAACGTAACTACGGCTCACACGACTGACAATCCACGTCACACAGTTGAGCCTTATGGCATCGCCGCTGTCGAGACTTATACCGACTATGCAACAGTCCCAGCAATTCAAGAATGTGCCTTAATGATAAGCATTGACATCTGGCAGTCTCGCCAAGCCCCATCAAGTGGCGGCGTCACCATCGATGGTTATCAGCCAAGCCCGTATCGCATGGGCAACACTCTACTTGCTCGCGTTCGTGGATTACTCGCGCCATTTCTTGATCCGAGATCGATGGTGGGCTGATGGCCGCCATATCAACACTCCGCGCAGGACTTGCCTCAGCTCTAGTCGATAATACAAAGTACTCAGTATTCTCATTCCCACCTGCAACACCTATTGCCAATAGCGTGATAGTTGCACCAGCCGATCCTTACATCTCGCCATCTAACGGCTATCGCGACACCATCGCCCCTATGGCTCACTTCGTCATTTCCGTCATGGTTCCTTTGCTCGATAATGAAGGCAACCTTAACGGGATCGAAGATAACATCGTTCGGGTATTTAACCTGCTCGCTGCATCTTCATACACCTATAACGTCACAGAGGTATCCGCCCCGGCGGTCTTAAGTGCCGCTTCTGGTGATCTACTAACCTGCAATATCAATGTATCCGTACTTACGAGTTGGAGTTAAACCATGACCGAATTGGCACAATGGGAAAAAGAAAACGAAGAATTCCTGATCAAAATCGGTCAGGTAAAGCCAGCGGCTGCAAAGCCACTTAACAAGAAAGACGAGGAATAAACCGTGTCAGTATATCTAAGCAACGGAGTAGTTCTAACTGTCAACGCGGTTGATCTCTCTACTCTAGTCACAAGCGTCACACTTAACCGATCATTCGATGAGCTTGAAGTTACAGCAATGGGCGATAGCGGACATAAGTTCGTCAAAGGCCTTGAGGCATCTTCAATCACAATCGACTTTCTCAATGATGAAGCAACATCTAAGACACTTCAGACATTGAACGCAGTTCTCGGAACTAACACGACAGTAACAGTCAAGCAGACTTCTGCTGCAACATCAGCGACAAACCCTCTTTACACAATGACTTGCCTAGTCAACAACATCACACCTATTAACGGTGCAGTCGGCGATCTATCAACTCAGTCAGTAACCTGGAACGTCTCTGGTACAGTCGTAGTAACAACCGCATAATCTAACTAAACAAAGGGGCACAGCATGGCAAAGTTAATAGTCACGATGGCAGACAACACAGTCACCGAGATCGAGATCACTCCTCGATTAGAGTACGCGTTCGAGCTATATGCTAAAAAGGGATTTCACAAAGCGTTCCGCGATGATGAAAAGCAGTCAGATGTCTATTGGCTTGCATGGGAAGGCCTTAGGTTAAGTGGAACCGTAGTCAAGCCATTCGGCGCAGACTTTCTCGAAACTCTAAAGAGTGTTGAGGTTGCAGAGTCTGACCCTTTGGCCTAGGCAGGGATAGCATCCACTATCTCATCGCTCGATTGAGCATTGAGACGGCTATCCCTCCACAATCTTTAATTGATTTAGATTCATCGATGCTTCAGATGCTACTTAAAGCGCTGAAGGATAGAGCAAAGGAGCAGGCAGATGCCTACAGAGCTAAAAGGCGCTAGTGCGCTTCGCAAGGCTCTCAAGCAATTTTCTCCTGATCTCGACAAAGAGACTCGTGATGAGATGGTCGGATTCCTCAAGCCAATCGTAAAGAAGGCTAGAGGATTTCTTCCATCTAACTCAGAGGCTCCATCTGGATTCGTAAAGCATGAAGTAAAGACCGCTAAGTTCCCGATGTACGATGCGGCTGAGGCTCGTCGAGGAATTGGTTACAAGCTCACTCCTACTAAGCCTAATCGCCAGGGATGGGTGCAATCCGTATCGATCCACAATAAGACTGCAGCAGGTGCGATCGTTGAGACCGCCGGACGCAAGTCTGGAATGACTGGCAATTTCTCACCAAGGTTTCAAGGTTCATTCGCAGGCCGTAACAAGATGCAAGGCCGTGCGATGTTCAAGGCTTACGATCAAGATCAAGGCAAGGCCAAGGTCGGAGTGATCCGAGCCCTAGAGAAGGCCGCCGCAAAGTTTAACGCGAAAGGCAATAACAATGGCTGAGTTACGGATTCCGATTGTCGTCGAGAATAAAGGCAAGAAGGCACTCGGCGACACGAGCAAAAGTGTCAGCGCGCTTGATAAGGGAGTAAAGCGATTAGGTGCAAGCCTTGCAGCAGTATTCGGGACTCAGCAGCTTCTCAAGTTTGCTAAGAATGCATCGAAGGCCTTTATCGAGGATGAAAAGGCTGCCAGTCGTTTAGCCCTAGCAGTTAAAAATCTTGGATTAGAATTTGAGTCTCCACGCATTGAGCGTTATATCTCTGATTTATCCAGGATGTCTGGCGTTACCGATGATCAATTACGTCCAGCAATGCAACGCCTATTGCAGACCACTGGCTCAGTTGCTAAGGCTCAGGAATTACTTACCCAGGCAACTGACATCGCCGCCGGGTCTGGCGTGGATTATGAGACAGTCGTCAATGATCTTAGCCTTGCTTACGTCGGTCAGACTCGTGGACTTCGCAAGTATTCGCTAGGACTTTCTCAGGCCGAACTTAAGACCATGAAGTTCGCGGATGTCCAAGAACGACTCAATAAGCAATTCTCTGGCGCGAGTGCAGAATTTTTAACAACCTACGCAGGCAAGTTGCAACTAATCACAACCGCAGCAGGCGAGGCAAGCGAGAAAATCGGCGGAGCGCTTGTTGATTCCCTGGTCTCAGTATTCGCCGCAGGTGACACAACACAATTCGTAAACCAGATCGATACCCTTGCCACAAAGATTGCAGATACAGTCTCAGCAGTAGTATTCGGATTCCGTAAGTTATACGTCCTTACAAGCGATCGCGCCATCCTGGCTAGTTTCAACCCCTTCGATGACTATGAGAAGAATGCTCTAGCCGCAATCGATGCAGCCGAAAAGGCAGCAAAGTTAAGACGCAACGCGCCAGGCATGGGATATTTAGGTTCTCAGCCAATGGGTATCTATGAGACATCGGCACAAGTTGCAACTCGCAGAAAGTCCGAGGCTGATGCAGCCAAGCGCAATAAAGCATTAGCAGATATGCAGAAAAAAGGCCTAGACACACAGAAAAAGTCTTTAGCCCTACAGAGAGCATCAAAGACTGTCAACCTTGAGGCCATCGGTATTGAAGCAGCTCTTAAAGGTCAAATCAGCGAGACTGATCGCCTATCGCTATTGTTACAAAAGTCGATCCTTGAAGGTAACGCCAATCTTGCCACATCTTTATCAGATCAATTAGATGCAGCAGTTAAGCGACAGAATGAGCTTCGCCAGTCACTAATGACAACCCCAGAGGCTCCTAACCCTTATCGCAATTGGACACTACCCAGCGAGCTTCTAAATTATACGGCATCATCTCTCGGCGTATCTGTAGCACAATTACAGACTGCGCCAGTAGCCCCATCATCGACGTTCTCAGACGCTCAGATGGAATTAATGGCAGCAGTCAATTCATTTCAGAGCGCTAACCAGGCGGCAGTCAATGTCGAGGTTTACCTCGATGGAGATGTAGTAACTGGCGCAATCACTCAGAAGCAAGTCAATGATTCACTATCTGGCACATTCGCTTCAACTAACCGCTTCGGCGCTAAGGGCGCTATTGCACTATGAGTCTTCCTGCCACTATCTCGGTATCGTTCGACTTTAGCCAAGGCGCTACTTTCGGATATCCGTTTACTATTGGCGACCCAATCAACGGCGTTATCGGAGTATCCCAGTTCGCATCAACGGAAGTGCCTGATCCAGTAGTCGATCTCAGTAGCGTCACTCGATCGATCAAGATCAGCCGTGGCCGTAGCATCATGCGTGACACTTATGAAACTGGTAACTGCACAGTTCGAGTCTTAGATCCTGACTCATATTTCAACCCTCAGAATGCATCTAGTCCCTATTTTGGCTATCTGACTCCGCTTCGCAAGATTCGTGTAGCAGCTACTACTGCCACGACTCAGCACTTTCTATTTTCAGGCTATGTTGATTCTTACAAGTATTACTATCCAACAGGCCAAGAGATCGGCTATGTTGATATCGTCTGCTCAGATGCATTCCGCCTATTCCAGATGGCTAACGTCTCGACAGTAACCGATGCAACGGCAGGCCAGACAACTGGCACACGCATTACCAAGATTTTAGATCAAGTGTCATTCCCTACATCGATGAGAATCACCGACACAGGATCAACGACAGTCC